ACGCAACTCGCTAATAGCATCGACAAGCTTAGAGTTAATATCACGGATTTGAGCATCTTTGACCTTTCTTATCTCATCGGTAGCTATTTGGTGTTCTATTTCCTTTTGCCTTGTTTCTTCTGCAATTGCCGCTTTAAAAGCCACGAATCGGCTATGTTCAAAACTATACCCAAGGTAAGCAGAAAAGAGTAGAGCGAGAGCAATAGCTCCAAGTTTGACATAAGTAAGGATTGGTAAGGGAAACATTACTCAATAGGTTTGGACGTGTAAAAGCGTAAAACGGCGCAAATAATTCCCACGGCTACCAATGTATAGCCATAAACTTTTGGATCAATCACTGATTGCAAAGCAGGTAAATTGTCCGCCAAAGCACCAACAATCACTAATGCTAATGAAAACCACATGGTTTTGGATTGGTGAACTTTCATGTTTTATCTACTTTACGGTCTAACTTATCTTCGATTTTATCAAGCTTGGCAAATATGGCGGCGGCGATCTTGTCAAAATCATGCTTGGACATATAGTTGCCAGCAATCAAAATTTCAATGGAACCGACCTTTTCAACCAAAATCTTATCGGCGGTCTGTAAATCTTTAACAGCGTCCCAAAGTACTTTAAGCCACCAGCCACCTAGAAAGCCAGTAATAGTAACGGCTATGTTAAATAGAGTTTGATCCATTTGTTATCTCGCAAGGGCGTTTTGGTTTTGCTCACCTGGAGCCAAGTTATTAGATATTCTACCAATTGTTGCTGCTTCTTTTGTTTTTAACTTTTTAGCCCCTGCACTAATTGCTTCTTTAATAGGCGCCGCATTAGATTTGATAGTTTCTATATTGTTTTGACGTTGAAGTGCTTTTTCAAGAGATATAGCACCTTTTTCAGGGTCTATTATTAGTTCTAAAGCTAAATCTCTAGCAAGTTTATCTGTTACTTTACCTTGCAATTTACGCAATAGCATATTAGCTAAAGCAATACTTCGGCTAAGTAAAGCAGGAAAATGCGGCACTGAAACCGCAGGAATAATAGCGCCTTCTTTAGACCCGCGCATAGCTTGTTCTTCAGTTTTGGAAGCCCTAGCTAACTCATCACTAATATTTTGAAAATCTTTCATTTCAGCCGGCGTCATTATTTCACGCAACTTACCATATCGTGCTTCACCCGTAGATTTTTTAATAATTCCTTTGCCTTCAACTAGCGCATTTTTAAACGCGGCGCCTTGTAGCTTTCCTTCAGGATTTAAGTTTGAAGTTATTTTTTCAGCTAAAGCTTGACGAATTTCCATTCTATTAATGGGCTTGCTTTGCTCGGCATAGGTTTCACGCGCCGTTTTCCATTCTGGTACTTTATTGCCAAGCCAATCTATAAATTGATTTTTGGTTGCTGTTAACTCAGCCGGAGATAGTTCAGGGCGTTTACCTGCGTTAACTGAAGCTTTAGCTGCAGCAATATTAGCGTCTAAGGACTCTTTAATACGCTGTAAATTAGTTACAGAAAACTTTTCACCCGTTGCAGCAGGAAAATAGCTATTTGTTTCTTGCGCGCTTTTAAGTGCATCGCTAACCGCCGCTTGCATAGAGGGTTTACCGAGCATAGACTGTAAGCTCTTATCTGCCCCTACTTTTTCTTTTAGCGAATCTAAAGCATTTTGAAGGTACCGTGCTTGTTGACCACGTTGGTCAGCGATAGCCATAGCTTCTTTTGCGGCGCCTGCATACTCAGGTATACGCGCTGCGTTTTCAGTATATTGTGGCCCAATACGAGGGTAGCCAGGAACAGGATAAGCAGAAGGCGAAACATTACCGGTTCCCCCTAAATTTTCGGGAATAACACCGCCTGCGGATAGATTGCGTTGTTGCGCTTCTTCGGTAGCAAACTTGCCCCAATCACGCAAAGCAGCGCCTTTACTAGCCTCAACTTGGGCTAACTGCATTTTTGCAAGTTCTACATCAGATATACCGCTAACTTTTACGTTTGCAATACTGCCATAATTCTTTTTAGCAGTCGCATTTCGTATTTCTTCTGCCGTAGTAATTGCGGTGGGTATTTGTTCAATCTTACCAATTAACGATGGATCTACAGCCAATTTATTAACAATTGCTTCTCGATTGGCAATGTCGTTTGCTAATACATTAGTGGACGCATATGGTTTAGTTTCACGTTCAGCAGCCGCAAGTTTGGTTAAACCTAATCCAGATGCACGTTCAGCAACAGAAGGGTTATACCCTTCAACAAGCCCAGGATTATTACGGATAGCTTCAATAACCGCAGGTGCTTGTCCTTCAGTCATTTTTAACAAGGCTGCCGATTTAGGATCAGTCATTTGAGATAACCAATCTAATGTTTTTCCAGATAAACCAGCCGCAGCGCCTAATACAGAAGTATTTGTAAATGGAATACGACCTGTAACAGTACTTAACGGATTTGTTACATTAGCCATTGTTTCAACAGGCGTAATAGCTTTAGCTACATTAGCAGCCATTTCAGGCGCGCCAGCTACTTTAGCTGCGCCTGCAACGGTTTTAAGTGCGCCGCCCCCAAGACCTAAAATGGTAGATAAATCTGCCGCCGCGCCAACTGGATCGGTATAAAGCGTATTTTTTATCTTATCCCAACTACCGTATTTTTCTTTATACACGCCGCCCATAGCATCGGCGGCTTGAACTGCGCGCTTAGCCGCTTCGGGATCAGCGTTAAATAAAGTATCTATCTTGTTTACAGTATCAACTACCGATTTAGGTAGTACATTTTGCAAAGCACCGGCGCCTACATCTAATATGCCTTTAGTAGTTTCTAATGGGTGCATTACTGCGTGGCCAATACCGCCAATTAAATTAGCGCCGCTTTTAACAACATTTCCAGCAAAGCCTCCTACGCTGCGGTCAGACTCAGCTTGAACATTTTGACGTCCTAACTCAATAGGTGTAGCCGTAGATAAGTCAAAACCACCTAAAGATGGTTGAATTGGTTGCGCTGAAGCAAGATCAAAACCCATTATTTTACCTCAACAAATTTGGCGTTATCTGGGCTTACATAAGCTTTATTTCCTTTAGCATCCGTTTTTAACACCCAATCGGCACCTACACCAGCCGGTAAAGACGCGGCGTTCGGCGTTCCTGATTTACCAGCTAAAGCTTGTCTAGTATTAGGAGCTAAAAACTTTTCTCTATAATCGTCTTTACCTGTACTAGCTTTATATTGTGTTTCAAGACCACTTAATTGCCCCGCCATTAAGTCGGTATATGCTTTAACAACGCCTTTAAATTGAGCAGGGCTATTCGCCGCAGACAATCTATCTGCAACTTCTTTACGATCACCTAATGCACCGCCAGCGCCGATAACCGCTTTTGTAATTTCATCGCCTACGATACGTTTAACAGCGTCAAAACTATTTGGTGCAGGTTGGCCTGTTTGCGTAGAAATTGTATTTGCAAGGGTATTAATTAATGGCATATCGCCATTTGCGATAGCATCATTAAGTTGCGATAGTGTACTTAAGTGGTCTACTACAACGTTAAATGAACGGGTGCTATTTCCTTGTTTTCCTGAAGTAAAGGCTTTTTGAGCCGTATTCATAGAATGATAATTTTTAGCATCGTATTCAGGATACGCATAGCTAAGTAATTCGGTCATTTGTTGTGCACCTGGCGCTCTTGATCCAGCAGGTATAGGCGCCATGCGATATTCAGCAATTGCTTTTAGCTTAGATTGAACTGTGGGTGGCAAAGTACTAAGGAAAGCATCACCTTGTAAACCTTGTCCTATAGCTTCTTTTACAGTTATTTTAGGTGCGTTGGCTACAGGCATTGTAGCTCCTGGTACAGAAGATGTTGTAACGGGCGCGTTAAGTGGCATTGTAGAAGGCGCAAGATTATTAGCTACAGGTGCATTTGTAATTACGCCACTAGGGCCTGCCAAAACAGGCTTTATCCCTGAGATACCATACGGGTCAGCAATATTAGCTTGATTTAATGCGCCAGCGTTATGTATATTTAATCGCGTTTGATTTGTAGCGTTAGTATTAGCGCTTACAACATTAGCGTCTATATATGATTTGGCGTCGTACATTAACCCCGTTTTTACTTGATGCGAATATTGGTCAGGCAAAGTATAGCCAGGAGGCATTTTATCTTTAAAATTTTCGCGCCAAGCGTCATAACTTCTTTGATCTATTACGCCGGGCAACGCATCTTTAGCTTGTTTTACATTATTAGCAAAAATATCCCCCTGCGTTTTTTGCTGTGTTAACGCGGCTGTTTTTAACGCCGCTTGTTTACTAGCAAAATCCATTGCCATAGAAGGATCATAAGCCCATATTTGTTTCATTGCATCAGGTGAGTTAGGGTCTACATTGCTCAGCATATTTCTAACTTCCCTTTGCCGCGTCATTTCCTGCATTTTTGCAGCAGACTCCATCATCGCTAATTGATTAGCACCTGATTCTATTTTTACAGGCTGAACTTGTAGCGGGATACTTGCGTCGATTGGCATGATTATTCCTTAAGGCGAGTACTGATAATTATTAGGGCCTGTATACGCGGATGTATTATTGTTTCTAATGCTATTAATAAGGGCATTAGTTTGATATGCGCCGATACCTTGACTAACTGCATTATTGTATGCGTTAGCCGAACCAACTTGACCCGCCGCCGTAGCATTACCAGCACCAATAATATTAGACGCGTTGCTCGCCGCAGTAGTACCAATAGCTGTGCCTGTGTTATTAGCAGACGCTTGGCCTATACCAGTTAAGAATTGGTTATTAGAAGTATTAACGTTATACGCTTGTAAATCTTGAGCATTTTTAGATAAATAGTTTTGATACGCTTGTTGGTAATAAGTAGAGCCTAAACCTTGGCCATATTGTTGTCCAGCGGTTAAAGCGTTACCAGAAATCAAACCACCGCGCGCCGCCGCAGTAGCGTTCATTTGCTTATTACCTTGTTCTAAACTAAACGCATAGCCAGGATCAGCTTTAAAGTTAAATGCACTAGGAGTATATGGCGCTTGCGATGATAACTTATTCATCGCATTTGTACCCGCAGTTACAAATGGCGCATTTATCCCAATTTGACGTTCTAAATTGGCATTATTAGATGCCGTAGCTTGACCTGCGGCGTTTGCTTGCGTTTGGGCGGCGTTTTGAGACGCATTAGAGCCAAGTACACCGCCTAATAGACTTGCACCGCCCATAATTGCCATTCCAGTACCCGCAGATATTCCCATGATCTCTCCAATATAAGGCTAATTATCGCCCTTTTACAGCAATTTAGTAAATACTTTGTCAACTAATGTGTAACCTAAATATTCAAATAAACTACTGTTATCTGATTTTACTTTAGTGTTATAAATCACACGGTTAACGCCTTCATTTTTTAGATGCTTTTCAGCAAATTGAAACATTTTTAATCCTACTCTACCTTTTCGGTATTCTTTTTTCAAGAAGTAAATATCCTCAAAAGCGGTTAAACAAGTTCTGTAATGCAAATGTGGCCCAATAAAAAAAATAATGTACCCAACTAATACACCGTCATCTTTACAAGTGATGAAATGTAATCCTTTACTATTCCACAAATTTTCATAGTTTTCCCATACAGGGTCAAGCGGGTATGCTTTAGAAGCTGTTAATTCATCATAGTGATATGTAATCACTTCTTTTAATGCAGGCAAATTAGCAAGCCAATCATCAACTTTATATTCTATAGTCATGCGACGACACCTTTTGTTCGGTAATGGCGGTTAACTGCATATTAAGCTAATGGTTGCCAGCTAGTACCATTCCAAAGATACAGATTATGGGCGCCGCTATCATAATAAGTATCACCTTCAGCCGGTGTAGATGGCGCTGGGTATCTAGGCACAAAGTTAACTGCGCCGTTAAGCTTAACAATAAGTCTACGATTTGCACTTAAAGCACTGTCTGATCCACACGCAAACCCTACTGAACCAGTTGATTGAAAAACATATCCAGGGCTACCCGCTGAATTATTATCAAAGCCATTTTTTAATACGGCGGCAGTATCTAAATTTTGAATAGTGCTAGTAATAGCGCCGTCTACAGCACCGTAATTTTTTTCAAAACGATAATCTAAGAACGCGTCGCCTTGACCAGTATTGCCAATAAAGTTATCAGTGTAAGGAGCGTAGTTTAACGACGTGTTGTAATTGTTAATGTATTGATTACCAATATGGGTATTATTAACAATTACGCCTGCATTAGAACCAGTGCGGCTAACAGCGTAATCGTTATATTGGCAACTATTGCCTGAAAAAGTGTTGTCTTTGACAGGTGTTGATGCGCTATCTGCTTCAGACGCAACAACAAATCCTGCTTTAGCAAAAGCGGGGCAAGACGAACTAATACCGTTACTATCTGACACGTTATTTGAAATAACAGAGTTGTATACAGAAGTAAACCAAAAGCCTGCACTTCCAGAACCACTACATACGTTGTTGGAAATAATTAAGTTTTTATCTAAATATTCAGCGCTATCACCAATGTCATAAGTAGCTGCGTTACCTTGTCCACATAGACGTGCTACGTTACCTGTTACAACGCTATTTTGGGATAAAGCAATCAATCTAACGGCAGGGCCGTTGCAGTTATACGCTACGTTGTTAGAGATAAGCGTTTCACTACAACGCCAAGCATTAATAGCAGCAGATTGTGCTAAAGATACGTTTGGCGCGCCTAGATTAATAATATTATTTCCAATAAACATATTACCGCTGCCTGCTGTACCTGTATTTCTAACGCAAAGACCATAACCAATGCCATACACTTTGTTATTGATCATTTTATTAAATGAAGCACCTGTAGCATTGGTAATATAAACAGCAGTACCTGTAGTGACAGAATAAGGAAAATTATCAAATATACAATTTTCAATAAGATTGTATGATCCATAACCAAAAACACCGGCTGATTGCATACCAAAGAAACGACAATTAGTAATTTTTGCATAAGACTGAATTTCAATGCCGCTTAAAGATTTACCAGACGGAGCTGGCCCTGGGTTATCGTTAAAATTGCAATCAAAACTTAACCCGTCAATTTCAACATGGTCACTTGTACCAGCTTCAAAAATAGCTCTATTAGTATTTGCTTTAAGTTTTAATACTGAAACATAACCACCATCGCCGTAAAAAGAAGCGTTAGAAGGTACAGTAATATTTTGAACTAAATAAGTACCCGCGGGTACATAGATTGCTACTAAATTAACTGCGCTATAAGCCGCCGCGTTAGTAAATGCGGTTGTATCGTCTACTACTGCGTCGCCTACGGCACCAAAGTCTTTTACAGATACGTATTGGCGTAGTTTAGCTTGTACGGTAGTTGCAACAGCGTTAGATACGCCTGGTAAATAACCAATTAAAGCCGAACCACCAGGCACAGAGAAATAACTAAAATCATTGATACCAGCAATATTGTCATAAGAACCAATTTGGACATTAGTAGAATCTTTAAGAACAAACTTATAGCTTGACCCAGCAGTTAGCCAAACTTCGCTAGGTGTTCTACCAGCGGCGTCTAATACGATTGGATTAGAATTAGCTACATTACCAGCGTTACTTGTATAGGTAGTTAAGGGTGTAGTTGTGCCAGCGGCGTAGGTATAGAGCAAACCGCCCGTTAAAGGAACGCCGCTATCGTCAAAAAACTGCCAGCCAGCGCCAGCTAAGGCGGATAAATTAACGGTCATTATTTAACTCCTAAATTTAGTATTTGTTCTTCAAGGTCTGTAATTTTTATATTTAATTCTTGAATAGCTGCTGTTAAAAGTGCCACTACTTTAGATTGGTCAATAGCTTGATACTTTGGATTTCCATTTTCATCTATTGCATCTTTTTCACCAACAACTGCATCTGGGCATACCTCTTGTAATTCGTGAGCAATAAATCCATTTGCAGAAGCACCGCCATCTTTCCATGTATAGTTTACTGGTTTAAGTTTAGATACAGAATCTAAAGCATTAATAAATGGCGTTATATTTTCTTTTAAACGATAATCAGAAGTTGCTGTATAGACCACAGCAGAAGTAGTTCCTACTCTTGAAATAGCGCCGCAAACGTCCCCTGCATTAGCAGTAAAAGTAACAAAATCCGTTGCGCTTGCATTTGCAACACAATATATAGCAAGCCCATTATTACCAGAGGTATATTCAATGGATTGTTTTGCAAGATTTCTTTGCGCTGTTCCACCAACCAACAAATTACCATTAGAGTCAATACGCATCCGTTCTGTAGTTGTTCCCCCATTAGGTATAGTAGAAAACTGTAAATACCCTGCCCCGTTGTTGTCTGTAGAGTTCTCTTTTCTGCCCGCAATCATTGCAAACGGCGCTGATAATCCAGTAGAAACTACAAATTTACCCCCAAAACCAATGCTTCCACCAATATCTGCTCCCTGTGCATTAGTGGTAATAACAGAAATATTTCCGTTTTGTCCTACCGCAGAATTTGTACCTGCAATATAAGCCTGCAATCCACCCACGCCCGCTGCACTTGTTACTGCGCTACCAACTTGTAACGTGCCATAACTTGTAATAGGAAGCATACCAATACCTACATTACCACTAGAGTTAATACGCATCCGTTCTGTATTGCTAGAACCCGTTTGAAAAGTAAGATTTGAACCACCATCAGTAAGAATAGATCCTAATTGAGTAGCACCATTAAACCATTGAATTTGATAAGCCGTTGCTAACTTAACAGCGCCCGCAGTTAAAGTTAAATTAGCGCCATCAAAGGTAAAAGCAGAAGAATCTTGCAATAGACCGCCCATGCCAATGTAAGGAACGCGAGCAGCGGTAAGCGCAGACGATGACCAGGCTAAATTACCTGAAGCGTTAGGGACATTTAATACATTTGTAGCCGCCGTATTAGGGCCACTTAGCGAAGTTGTGCCACCTAAAGTAGCTTGAAAGACTAGGTTTCCCATGATTTTTTCCTTATGACGCTGTATAAACAGCCATAGCAACGCTATCTAATACAAAGTATTTTAGCTTTGTTAGCCGAGTTTTAATATATTTATTGTGCTTACGCATATTATTTATTTGCCTTTAGCAGATCAATTTCGGCTTTAAGCTCTTGAACTGCTTTTACCAGCATAGGAACTAACTTACTATGGTCAACTGACCAAGGAATATCCATTGTTCCATCTTCTTTATCTGTACCTTTAAAAACCGCTTCAGGAACTAAAGGTTCAAGTTCTTGCGCTATAAAACCAAAAGGTACTTTGGACTGATTGTTTATCCAATTAAAGTTACGAACCTTAATGCTATCAAGTAAAGTTAAAGCTGAACTTGCATCAACAATATTTTCTTTTAACCTTACATCAGAAGAAGTAGCAAACCCTGTAGAACTATCGTCATAATTCACACCACCAACATAGTTACCGCTATAGTAGTTAAGGATTGAGTTAATACCACCACTATAAGTTTTAACAAATCGAACACTAGCTAAAACACTATTATTTGCAATTTCAAGTCCAGCTACAGAAGTGCTTGACGCTGTTTTTCCAATAAAAATATCGCCTTTAGACGGGTTTAATAATAAAGTGGTGGCGGCACTTCCCGCAATAGATTGAATAGATCCGCAATAATCCCCGCTTATATTTAAATACCCAATATTTAACTTATAAGTAGAATTTGCACTAGATTCACCAATTTGTAATTGATTATTGGCATCTAACCCTGTAGTCGGATTTGTTACAGGAACTAAAGTTATTCTTGCGTTTGGATATACTGCCGTTGTCCCAATACCTAATTGAGTACCACTAAAATATAAGCTAGAAGTAGAGCTAAACGCGCCTGTGCCATTACCATAGGGAATGTACCCTCCACTAAGGGTTGTTAACCCTGTACCGCCGTTAGCTACAGGTAAAGCGGTTCCTGAATAGCTAATGGCTAAAGTACCGCTAGTAGTGATCGGGCTACCAGCTATAGATAAGAAAGCTGGAACAGTTGCGGCTACAGAAGTAACAGTGCCGCCACCTGCGGGTGTAGCCCAAGTTCCATCACCACGCAAGAAGTTGCTTGAAGATGGAGTTCCAGTAATAGGGTTATTTGTAGGGGCTGTTACAGATGATAAAATTGTTCCGCTTATTGGCAGAGTTAATGATGTATTAGCGCTAACTGTAAGGGATGTAGTAAAAGCACCTGAAGTTGTTAAATTACCACCTAAAGTGATAGTTTTAGCACCGTTATTTACGCCTGTACCACCATAAGTACCGGTAATAATACCTAAATCACCAGAACCTAATAAAGTAGTTCCATTAACGGTTTTAATGTTAGTTCCACTAACTAAAGCGGCTTGTTTACCATTAAATGTAGACCAATCAGTAGAACTTAATGCACCGCGATTAGAAGCGGAAGCCGTTGGCACGTTAAGCGTAATTACAGGGGTTGTAGTGCCTGTAGCAACTGTACTTGATAAGTCAGTACCAGTTGTTCCTAAAGTTAATGCAGCGACGCTTGTAACCGTTCCGTTGGTATTGGATTTACCATTAAAAGTATTCCAATCTGTACTTGTAAGGTAACCGTTAGTTGTTGTATTGGCAGCGGCCATGCTAATTGCGGGGGTAGTGCCACCGCTAGATACAACAGGAGCCGTACCAGTTACGCTAGTTACCGTACCACCGCTTGAAGGGCTTGTATTGGTAACAGTAAAGTTAGGGTAAGTACCAGTAACGCTAATGCCTGTACCGCTTGCAATTGCTACGGTTTGGTCAGGGGCTGTATTTGTAATAGTTAAAGTACCGCTAGTTGTAATAGGGCTTCCTGATACGCTAATCCCTGTTCCAGCGGTAGCAGCTACGCTAGTTACTGTTCCTGTATTACCTGTTAGCAATACTCCATTAGCCGTAACCGTGTTTGCAAAAGTAGCCTTTGAATCTTGGTCAATAGTAAGGGCAACAGCTTGTGTAATCGTAGTATTAGGGGTTACATAAAATAAAGCCTTTGCACCTCTAGCTGTAGCACCCCAATTTTCTGTAGCTACTCCTTCATAAGATGCTTGTGGATAGCCATTTGCAGAAGTTGTACCATAACCAGCTAATTCAAACTTACCTAAACTATCTCCGCTAAGCGGTGCTTGCGGTGCAGCATAAGTGCCACGAAATTTAGCAATGCGCATAGAAGAACTACTAGCATTACTTGAATACCCACGAATAGCAATACGAGAAGTAGAATTGTTATCGCCATAAGCCCTAAACAAAATGTCAGGTACGGCAGTTGAATTAAGCCCTAAATGAGCAATATTAGTAACGGTTTGTGCGTTTAAATCTATTGCGCTACTTGCACCTGTATATGGTATATAAGTACCTGAAAGGGATGGAAGATCAGCCGCTACTAAAGCTCTAAATGTGGGAACGCCAGCAGAACCATTAGGTGCAGCTAGTACATAGTTAGCCGTTTTAGAAGCATAAGGATTAAGCGTATCGCCATAAGCTGTAGCTAAACTAATAGCTGGCGTTGTACCGCCTGACGATACAACAGGACTTGTACCAGTAACGCTTGTGACTGTACCGCCTGAACCTGTAGCTGATAACGTACCACCTGCAAAAGTAATGCCTGAACCAATGGTGACGTTACTAAAACCACCTGAACCATTACCATACAAAATAGAAGTACCGCTAGTAGCAGGTGCTTTGCCATTAAATGTATTCCAATCGGTTGCAGATAGCCAACCATTAGAACTAGTACCTGATTGACGAATAGGTATAGTATTTACAACGCCGCCGCTATCTTTAAAAAACAGATTTTTATCTGCTATGTTAATAGCAATTTCTGACCCAGTAGCGCTATTAGTTAAATTAACAGCAAGCGGTACGTTAGTAGGTGTACTACTTGCGTATAACAGGATAGGCGTAAAGTTTGTTTGGGCCATTTAAAGAAGTCCTAAATTTAGACTGATTCTATTATGTTTCACTATACTTGTCATTTAAAAGTTACCCCCACCAATACCGCCTGTAGAAGTCAATATATTGCCGTCAAATAGCAATTTGCTTGATTGGGCCATTGTGCTAGTAGATGACGCATAAAAAATTTGATTAGCGCCAAAAGTTGATAGACCTGTACCACCTCTAGCCGTAGCAAGCGTACCGCTAGTAATTTGACTTGCTGATATGGATATAGATACATTTTGAGCAAAAGTAACCGCGCCGTACTGATTAATAGTGAATTGACCTACGCTTGACGCAGTGCCATAAGTGCCAGGGGTTACGCCTGAAGAACCAATTGCAAAAGTAACGGTGCCAGTGCCATAAGTGATAGATATGCCTGAACCAACTAAAGAAGCGGGTTCAAACACATTATTAGCGTTACCAATGATTATTTGATGATCGCCAATAGTATCTAAACCTGTACCGCCTTTATCTACAGGAACAACTCCAGTACCTGTAAAACCATAAATATTCCAAAAAAATCTATACCACTCCGTTGTCATTGTAAGTTCGCCCTCATAAATGAGGGGAACTTTGGCCGAAGGCAGTAAAGTTATATTAGCCATTAGCTATTGGTGCCGCTTAAATGCAGTTCAGCGCCAACAATGCTTATTTTAACGGGGTCTGTACCTGACACTTCATAAATGCGGTCACGAAGCTTTGTAGTCATTCCTAGACGGCGCCAAATAGCACGATATCCATATTGACCAAGTTTGCCCATAGAAACCCAATGTTCGTTTGACCACGTATGCCCACCGTCGTCTGACCAACGAAGCATTACTTGGGGGTCTGCACCTAGCGTTTCGCCGCCGATGCCTTCTACATTAATAATTAAACTTTCGGTAGGTGCTATTTCAAGCGTTTCGCCCGCAGCAATAATTATCTCCGTTGGGTTTTCTGGAATAATTACATTAGTCAAACCGCTTACGCCGACGCCTGTTTCGCAATTAAGCTGAAGGCTGTGCTGTGCTGTGCGGTTAAGGTTATTTTGGTTAGTAGGTAATGGGCGCCAAGACCTAAGCCATTTTTGAGGCGCGTCATTATCTACATACACATCTAAGTCTAAAGCGTATAAATTGCCGTTTTCGTAATCACCAACAATTGTTAAGTTATTAAAACTCATTTGGCAATTACCACGGTAGCGCGTAAATTCGCCGTTTAGCCAACCCGCACGTTCATGCCAAGCACCTGTAGATACGTCATATACCCATGTTTTTCCAACAGTAGGAAATACTAAAACATAAAAAGCATGACCTTCTTGTTGGTATGTATACGCAACTGCATTAGTTACATCGCCGTATTGTTGAATAGCAAATTCAATAGCATGAGTTGACACACGTTTGCCAGTATAGCCTTGGTTACGATAAACAATGCCATAACCGCGTGGGTCAGTGCCAAGCCAAAAAATACTATTATCAAGTTTAGCAATAGAAAAGGCAGCCACACATCCAATTTCATTGTAAGCTCCTTGAATGGGCGCTAAAGGAAAGGGAATAGTTGCTGCGTCATACCAAACCTCAGTAGTACCTTCGCCAAATACCCACACTTCACGGTTATTGGTTATTACGGCAATCACTTTATCAGGTGAACTTTCTGCCGCTGCAAAAGCTAATGGATCAGTAATCGTGCCATCAAAAATGTTTGTAACCCAAAGAATTTGCGAATCTGGTTGATTATAAACAAAATATCCATCAATATAGGATATGGTTTTAGCGCCAGCTGGTGTTGTGGCTTGTACAAAAGTATTAGCTGGCTCATCATAAATAAACAAATCAGGGTTACACGCAATCGCTATTTGAACGCCATTATCGGCAATAGATACTGGGCTTGTACCTGAGATATCGCCCAACTTAACATAACTATAATCAGGATAAATTTTATAGAATTCTGTGCCAGACGCTACATAAGCATCTTCGCCATTAGTAGTGTGAGTCCAAAGACCGCGAATTGGGCCAGTACCTACAGTTGCTAAAAGACGAAGCCCTGGCGTACGGTTAAGAAAACCGCTAGTTTGCCCACCTTCAGGTGTGGCTTCTGGAAACATATTGACCATACGGTTATCCGCAGCATTAACGCTACGAGCTACATACGCTTGGCCTAAAATCGGCGTCTGCATTAGTAGTTACCGGCAAATATATTAAAGCGCTGACGTGTGCCAACAATGCTATAAGGCAAAGACATAATGTCGTCAGGATTATTGATTCTTTTAAGGTTGCGCTTAGAAGTCATCGCAATACGAGCCACATTAGGTGGTGGCTCTACACCAAACTCATTGGCGATTTCACAAGCAAGATTGTATTTAAACGCTCTTAAATAGCCTGGTGGAAACGCCAAAGTAGTTGAAAGACTAGCTGGCTTAGTTAGCTCTGTAACTGAAACAAAGTGCCAAAGTAACGCTTTTGTAGGCACTGGGTACACGTACATATCAATATTAGGGTAATCCATGTTAATCCACATGACTTGTGGATAAGTGGAAGTCACGGTTTTAACCGCAATACCATCGTATTGTTGCTGGTTAATAATCTTGATACCAAACGAAATACCGTTTGAAGGATCTAAAAAATAAGTCGAATCATCTAACAAAATAGGACGATTACCTACAAAATCACCTGTAGGGCCTAATGTTCTATGAATTGTATTTACAGGCCAAGTAAATACTTGATCTTGGGTAGAAAAAGTTGATAAACGCTCAGTATTCCACGAATCAATCATTTGATTCAAAGCGTTAAGGGCATCTTGGGCAGTAGCAGCAGAAGGCGTTTCAGCCTCGGCGAGCATCCCGATTAAGCGTAATGCTCCATTTATCTGATCGGCGGCTGTAGTGGCCATAACAACTCCTTACTCTGCGGTTTTACGACGTCTTTTTACATCCAGTGTATTGACAGGAGCCGCAAGCAATTCTTCTACCATTTCTTCTACTTTTTCTGATTGCGTATTCAGATCGTAGCGTTTCCAACCTTGTGCTTCATCATAATCTGCTTCGGCGTCTATTGTAGCAACTTTAGTGCCATGAATAGGGTGCTTTAAATAAATTATAGGCATTATTTTTCCATTTAGATAGGGGGACAAGCCCCCTATTTTTATTAAGATGCTACCAACGGTACGGTATACCATTGTGTTGCACTGTAAGCTACAAGAACCATAGAGGTTTTAGCAGCCATACTATATGCACCAGTTGTTGCAGTTAAAGCATTAATAGAAGCGCCCGAATTAGGATACACTTTTAAAACAGCGTTTGCTACATCACCATTTTTAATGATGACTACAGTACCAGCAACAGGGGCAGCAAGAATTACGCCTTTAGTTGCATCGGCTGCGGTAACCAATGTAAAACCACCAGCGATTGCAGCAGCGTCAGCATTAGTTGACCCAGCAGCGGCGACAGTAGCAGATGCAATTACAAGATTTCCTGTAGCAGTAACCGTTGTTCCGCTAAAACTTGTACTACTACTAGCAGTAGTTGTTAGTGTTTGCAACGAAGTTGCGCCCGTAACGGTCAAACTATCAAATTGAGGGTCGCTATACGCAACGCCAATAGCTTTGGTATTTGGCATGATTTTTCCTTTTAAAAACCCGCCCCGAAGGGCGGGATATTACATTACGAGATGCGATATAAAGTCCAAGTGCCTGTACCGGTCTTACGAGCGCGGAAAGCGCCAGAAGTGGTAGTAGGAACCGTGATAGTACCAATCAATGTCCAACCAGTATTAGTTGTAATTGTTGCTGTACCACCATTAGCAATAATATTGAAATCAATAGAGCTATTGGTTTTTGCACTTGAAATAGCAGCATCTAAATCAACACCTAAAGGTAATTGCAGGTTATTACCACTGCCTGTGTAATAGATAATGCCGTTAGTCAAATCAGCAGATAACAAAGGTGATGCTGCTGCTGCGTATGTTACTGGCGCTGCTTGAACGCCAATAGTTGCTTCTGATAAATTGCCATCGGTAACTTGATAGCCACCTGCTCCGTTTGGAAGTGCCATGATATTAATTCCTTAAAAAATTGATTTAAAAAGCCCCCGCTTGCGCGGGAGCATTTAGGTTTAACCCCACATCCGAACGCCCATTGCTGGACGAATGGCTGAGTAACCGTATAGAACGTCAATACGGCAAGGTAAACGGTCATTATTAATATCGTATTGGCGAACAACACGCATAGAAATACCGTTGTGAACTTGACGTGAAGCCATGTCAACACCTTGTGGCAACAACAAGTCAGCAGTTGCAAAAGTAATCGCATCTTTATGATAGATCAAGTTTTGTGCATACTGAGTTGCAGAACCGCCAAGGAAAGTTAATACAGCGCTAGAAGCAGGGAAAGAATCAATAGTTGCCAAAGCATTAGTTGATGTATACATCGCTGGAGATACTGTCAAAGTGGCAGTTGTGCCAGAAGAAACAGTAACGGGCGCTGTTACAACGAACTGTTGCAATGATCCAGTTGATTGACGGGTTTGTGGGTTAACAGCATAAACGCTACCGATAGTAAATACATCGCCTACGTTAAATGTTGGTGAACCACTTGTAAAGCTGATTGCCAATGAAGTAGAACCTTGAGCAGTCACAGTAGTAGCTACGATAGGTGCAGTTGGAGTCACACCAGTTGTATGCTGAATAATAGACTGGCTCATGTTGATTTCTTCGTAGCCCAATACGCCCATACCCATCATGCCATTCTTAAATTGACGGCTAATTGTATCTGTAGGATTAAACAGACCTTTCA